AAATTAAGCCATTTAAAACCGCCATGTCTTTTTGTTGTAAACTAGCAACTAAAACTTGTTGAGTCGCACCAAAAACAAATGATTTAAATTGACCAACAACTTTGCCTGCTTCGGTTTGCATCCATAAAGGCAAATCACCAGCACCGACAGTGACTATTGTGCTATCAATATCAGTATTTAAAGCATTTCTATATATTCTTACGGCTTCGGGATTATTCCATTTTTCAGTATTAGCAATTAATAATCTACCTTCTTTATAGGCGTGTTGTTTTAATTCATCAGCAATAATTTTATAATTATCTTTACCAATCCCTAAATAACCCAAATAAGCTGTTTCTTTTTCAGTAATTTTGCCATATTTATTAATAGCATTAATCATTTTTTGTTGAGACATTACGGAAGCCCAACCTTTTTGCGAATCATTCCAAACTGGCATTAAATTTGTTTTTGACATCGCTTTTGAAATATTTTCTAAATATTTTTCAAAAGTAGAAAGATTGCTTGCAAATTGATCGTTCAATCCCGAGAAACTAGCCATTCTTTCAGGGGAGACAATATCAGTAATATTACCAGCTAATTTAGCTTCTTTAACATTTAATTTAATACCCTCTAAATTCGTGATTAGATTTGGTAATGTTTTTGCCCAAGTTCTTAAACCAAATTTTCTTATAGGGTTTGAAATATCAGTAAAAGACGCTATAGCAACTTGTCCCATTTTAGTGACATAATTATATTGCCTTACTATCCTTCCTCCTCTAACAATCATTGAATCGGGATTATCAGGGCGAGCATACATTCCACGCATTATTTTTGCAACAGAATCAATATCATTAATTACGCTCTTTTTTTCTTTATCAATTTGTTTTAATATTTTAGGGTCAGTTGTTTTTGCTATAACTTCCGCATATTCATCTTGAATTTTTTGGATTGCATCATCTAAAGTTAAATCGCCATCAAAAGCCCTAGAAATTTCAATATCAGTCGCTAAAGTATTTTGATAATAATTTAAAACTTTTCTTGCGTCATTTTCTAGCCACGGCTCTAATTCGTTATCTTGAATAAAGTTTAATGTTCTTTCCTTTAATGGTCCTCTTTTAGCAACCTTAATTCCTAAGTCATCAATTAAACCTAATCTATCATCGCCTTTTAATTGGTTGATTATGTCGCTTGTAATTTCGTTTACATAAGAATCTTCATCGCCTATTTCTTCAAATTTAGATCTAATAGAAACATCATTTTCACTATATTTATTTTTTAATTTTGTTAGTTTTAGTTCACTTTTATTTAATTTTTCTTTTATAATATTTTTTATTTCTTTTGGTTCATCTTTTAGTGAATCTAATTTTGTTTTTAATTGATTAACTTCTTTTTCAGCCAAAGCAATATCATCAATAATTTCAAGTTGCTCATCAGCCAAAATTTTTTTTATATTAGGTAATAATCTTGTTTTAATAGTATCGTTAAGTAATTTTCTTAATTCATTTTCTCTAGCAATTACCTTTAATCTATTAAATAATCTAGGAAAATAAGATTCTGCCGTTTTAGGCTTAGTAGTTAAAACTTTTTCGTTTAATAGACCGACATTTACCGCTTCTTTGCCGAGATGATTTAAAACATCATTGCGAGCAAGTTTTGCTAACTGATTTGCTTCTTGAATATTACTTACATTACCGTTTCTCATTGCTCTTGATACTTCTTCAAAAAACTGTATATCATTTTTAATATTATTTTCCGTTTCGTTTAAAGCACCTTCTTTTTTAATTCTTTTCTTAAAATTGTAATAGGCTTGGTTTTCAACTGGTTTATAATTGTTAAAATAAGGAGCTTGTAGAGTTTTTTTAGCTATTTCGGCACTTTGAGCAGAGGCAATTCCAATTTTGTTTTTTTGCCACATTAAACCCGTTTTCATTAACTTTTCCGCAGTTTCTCTAGGCGATACTGCAAATTGTGTTTGTGTTAATCTTTGTATTGGATTTAGATTATCAATTAAGTTTATTTTTTTTAGTAATTTTTGCCCCTTAATCACATTACCAATATTTACCGCTCCCGCAACATCTTGTGTTATTGTTGAAGCTAGGCTTTGTTGTTGTTTTTTAAAGGTGGCAAAAGCAGGAACTTCTTTACCTTCGGCTTTTAATTGTGGCGTTAAAACATCATCATAATATTTTCTTATTGCTTGAAATTCAGCGACATTAGCGGCACTTGCGGAATCTGGTTTTATTTCCATTTTTTGCGTGTCAGGATTTATAAAAACATCGGCAGTTTCATTGTCTAAATCTTTTTTAAATTTATCAGCTAAATTATTAAATTGTCTTTTTGATAACATTGCACTTACGCCACCTAAAGCACCAGCTAATATTGTTCCAGCACCAATATTTATAGCACTTTCTTCTAATGTTCTAGTTTCTTGAGTTGCTTGTAAAATTCCTTCGCTTGCAGTCATACCAACCGCACCAGCACCAGCGGTTAAGCCAATGCCTTTTAAATATTTGCCAGCTTTGTAAGCCTTGTAAGCTCCGCCTCCAATAGGTATAAAATTAATAGGGTCTAAAATGCCAGCCGCCATTCCCATAGCAAAACCAGTTAGCCCACTATTTGCCATTACTTCACTATTTTTAAATTCTCTATCTAATTGTTTTTTATAAAGGTCAGCATCTTTTCTATTTTTAAACTCTAAAAATTTTTCGCTATATGGGGCATAAATAGAATTATCAACTTCATCAAAAACATAATCTATTGGATCGAAGTTAGGATCTTCTTGGTTAATAAAATTATATTGGCTATCTAATATAGTAGAAGCAACGGTATTTTCTCGCTCAAAAGCAGATTGCGTAATTTGTCCAAAAGTATAGTCTTCTTGTGGTTTTGGCACATATTGAGCAAGATAAGGGCTTGCAGTATCTGGTTGGTCAGGCATTCCAAACATTCCACCAGCTAAAACGCTTTCAGCCTTACCAGTTATCAACATTTGATTTTCAACTGGATTAGGAGCTTCTTTATTTATTAATGTTGCGTTAATTGGCATTGTCTAAGTTTTTAAGTTGCTTTATTCTTTTATCAATACTATCTATTTTGTCTGGGTCTTGCAAACCTTTAGCAAAATAATCATCGCTTAATTTTAAATTTTTTAATGCTTTATCTGATGCATAATATTTTTTTTGGGCGTATGCTTGACGGTCATGCTCTTTGAAAGTATCTATTAGCGTTATATAAGCTTTTGGGTTATTTTTTTTAATTTTTTCCAACTCTTTTTTATAAGCTTTAACCGACAAACTTTCTTCTCCACCAAATTCGTAAAGGTCATTAAGTGCTTTTACACCTAATTTTTGAATTTGCGGATTTTCATTTAAAAATTTAGCAGCTTCTTGATAGCCAATTTTTTTATTTTTTTGCTCTACCTCTTTTGGATTAATAATTTTATTTTTTATATTTTCATAAGTCCCACTAAAAGAAGCTCCGACTTTGTTAATTTCTTCTAATAATTGTTTGTTATAATTTTGAAAGTTTTGTTTAGTATTTTCATATTCTTGTTGCCAATATTTTATTTGTTCATTTTTATTTTCCGCAATTTTACTATCTTTGGCATTTGGATTTTCTTGAAAATTTTCAACAAATTTTACCATTTTTTCAACTTCGACTTGTTTGCTTGTTAATGTTTTTAAAGCATCTTGACTTTCTTGTAAATTTTTAAAGATATTTATATATTTATTTTTGTCAAAAGCTTTATCTTGCGGTAATGGTGTATCAACAGAATTAAAAAATTCATTAATATTTCCGCCCATACTTTCAGCACTAGATTTAATATTTAAAATTGCCCCAATGTTGTTATCCAAAACATTGCCAAGTCGCGTATCTTCAAAAGCTTTATCTTGGGGTAATGGTGCCATTTTTCCAAATAATTGCTCTTTATAAATATTCATTTTATCTAAATATTTATATACCTTTTTTTCTAATTCCGATACTGGTTTATTTTCATCTATATTTTTAATTTCTTGCATTATTGGCAATGTATTTTTCATTGCTTCTTTTTGTATATTTGCTTCTGAAATTGGTAAATTGTAGGATTTTTTAGAATCTACATTATTAGTTTTTCTTTTACCTTCTAATATATTTAAAGCTTGCTCTTTAGTAAAAGGTGTTTTTGTTTCTTTTTCAAATTGTTTTTTTTGCTCTTTATAAAAATCCGCTTCCTCAATGTTTGGTGTAAACATAATAGGTCTATTATTAGAGCCAAGCATTATTTCTTCTTGTCCACTTTCGCCAACCTTGTGGGCAACAAAATAAGAAGGTTTTCCACCAGCTATAAAATTTGGATGAGGAACTAAAGAAAAATCTTTATCTATATCATCAACTTTATTTATAGCTTTATTTTCAATAATTTTATAAGCAAATTGTTCTTTAATCCAAGAAGTATCTCCGCCATTATATTTATTATAAAAAGTTTCTGGAGCATACCTCATAATCTTTTTTTTGCCAATTTCCGTAATTGCAAATTCATTTTTTATAACATTTTTTGCAAATTCTACGCTTCCTTCTAGTGTAGCATTTTTGTTATTAGTAAATTGGTCTTTAACAATTTGCTCAAAAGTTATTTTTAAACCATCTTCAATTGCTGGATTAGACGAAAAAAAGGATTTATAATTTTCATCAATAAAATCATCAAAATTTTGTTGTATATTTTTTTTAGAGTTTTTTTCGTTAATAACTTGCATTTTAGCAATTCTATCCATTGACTGATATTTGCTAATTTCTTTTTCCGAATATTCAATTATTTGTTGTGCTGGCAATCCACTTGCACTTCTTTTTTTTATTTCCATTGCAAAATTAATATCATCAGAACTAAATTGATTTTGTAATCTTGGATTTGCTTCAATTAAATTAGCAATGTTTGATGCTGTTTCTAATTTTTGTTGAGGATTTCCAACATTTAATTGCGTGCTCCAAATTCCTTTTACTTCGCTTGGAACATAACCAGTTTTTTGAATAAAACTCATTGTTGAAACAATTGGGTCAATTCCCTGTTTTCTATTATTGTTAATAATATTTTGATAAGCTAAATCTCCGATTTTTTTATCATCAGAATTTGTTGGATCAATAAAGGCTTGTCCATTAGCAACTAAATTAGCTTGTCTAGTTTTCTCATATTGAATTTGTAAATCTTGTATAATAGATTTTTGTTTATCCCTTTCTCGGTTTATGTCGTTTTGGTCAATTAAACCTGATTTTAAACCAGTTTGTAAAATTGTGTTTAATTCGTTTGATAATTTTGTCGGATTGCCACCTTTTCCAAGTCTTTCATTTACAGAATAGATTCCTTCATAGATTTTATTTGTTCCATATTCTTTTTTCTTACTAGAAAGCGTTCTATCGACATCAAAATTAAAATCTACCGCCTCAACATCAGCTTGTCTTTTAATTAAACTTGACAATCTTTGATTATCTTTATATTGATTAGTGTAATTATTAATAAAAGAATCTCTTTCCGATTGAAAAGTTTTTTTTGTTTTATCAAAAAGCATTGGGTCATTTGCTGGCAATTCGCTTAATGCTATTCTTTTTTCATTCTCAAATGTGGCAAGTTTTGTTTTAAAATCAACTACTTGAGCGGCGTTAAAAGCTTCATCTTCTTTAATAGATTGATATTGCATTTGTCCTGCAATATTTATTAAATTACCCGATAGTTGATTACCAAGATTTGCAAGCATTTGTGATGATTGTGTATCTGGCATAGCAATATCAGTTTTTGCCGATGGTGTCGCTATAATTCCGTATGAATCAGGTATTTTTGGCATAATTATTGTGTCATAGTTTTATTACCAATATTTGAAAAATTTGAAGCAGATTGAGCAGTATTTCCAAGACTTGAAATTATCGCCATAGGCAGTAATTTTTTTCTTTGTTTTCTTGCTTGTTGTGCTTGCTGTCTTAAAAGATTTGCTTCCATTTGAGCATTTCTTTTTATAATTGCAATGTTTTGTTCTTTATCGGCAATAGTTTTATCAAAAATGTTTAAAACAGAGCCTTCCATTTCCGCACCGCTGGTAGCAACAGAAAGTTTTTGTTCGCCAAGTAATCCTTCAAATTGTTTTGCGGTTTGTATGGCTTGAAATTGTCCTTGCTCTTCTACTAGTCGAGCTTGGTCTTCCAAAGCCATTGCTTGGCGTTTTAAGTCTTTTTTAGCCATATTAGCACCATAAATGCTACTAGCCATATTTAAAACTGCTCCTGCTGCCGCAATATAAGGTGCTACCATTAGATATTTACCTCGTAAGTTATGTTTTTAATATTCATTGCTTGTGGCTCTTCTTGTATAATCGAATATTTTCGATCATAGCCCCAATCGCCAGCAACACTTATTAATTTTACTCCATCTTTAAAGGCTGGGGCTTCATTCATATTATCGTTTAAATCTCTTGAAATTATTGGCAATGTTTTTCCATCGATAACAATAGAACCTGCCCTTGATGTAAAAAACTTTATAGCTAATTCAGTAATTCGCAACTGTTTATTTTGCTGTGAACCAATAGTTTGTAATAATTTTTTACTTTCAATCGGATAAGAAGTAAAGGTTGATTTATATTTTAACCCAACATGAATTATTGAAGCAAAATTTTCAAGAGTTATCTTACCTTCAGCATTTACTGTTTTACTTTTAGGGTCAGTTGCTCCATCTCCATTAGCTTCTACACTCGCCCCTATCAAATGATTTAATCCGCTTACTTCTTGGATTGCAATTGCCCAATTATTAGTTGTTAAAGAATTTGAGCTAAAATCTCTAATTATTGTTATAGAAACCTGAGTTGTTGAAGTGTAAGCAGTAATTTTAGCCTTGCCCGTGCCGTTTAAATTTCTTATTTCTTTACCAACACTTGACGCAAAAAATATAGCACTGCCTGCGGTTGCTATTCCACTACCAATAGTTAAGGTTGTGTTTTGCGTTCCGTTGTAAGTTAAACATGAATCAACATAAACATAATTTAGATTATCATAACTAAAATTAGGCTCTAAGACTTCAATAAATCTTTTTTCCACGCCGTTAATTGTTCTTTTGACTAAAATATAAATTTCGTCATATTCTTTAGCTGATGGTATAACCGCCAAATCTTCAACAATTCCATTTGTTGTAAATCTTGTCCAGCAATTAACTTCTTGATCGCCTTCAAACACAAATTTTGCAATTTGCCCGTCTTCACGCACAGCCCAAATTGTTGAAACTGGGTTTTGTTGATAATCGAATCTTTTTAAACCTGTTCCCGTAATATGATTGCTTCTAATTGAGGCATCTTGAGCTTTATATTTTGCTTCGGTGTTTGTATAATTTATTGCCCTAACTTTTTGTTTACCCCTTTGTAAATAAAAAGGTGTCGAATCGCAATAAACAGGGTCAACCCACTCGCTACCAAAAGCAATTTGTCGTTTTAAATCAATATCAGTATTTGACATACCAGCAGAATTATTTGAAGGCTTTGCTCTCCAGATACTATCGCTACAACCAATTAACAAAACTTCATCACTAAATAACCATAAAATAGAATCGTTAGTTGAACTGGCAATTGTTCGATTAAATCCATCATCGGCAGTTAAAGAGGTGTAATCTATATCAAAATTTTCATAATCGGCGGATTTGCTAAACCATATTTTTTGAGTTTCATTAATTGAGCCAGCTAAAACAAGTCTTTGTTCGTGGAATGTTATTGCCCTTGGATAACTACGATGCAAACCAAATTCTCCCTCGCTCCAAGTGTATAAATCTTTGTTTTGTTGACCTGAATCAATTGTTTTTTGACTTGTGGCTGAAACTGTTGTAGAGTTGGTAAAACCTGTTATTTTTAAATAATTATAACTTGTGCCGTCTCTCATTAACATTAAAGAGCCGACATGATTTGCGGTAAATGTGTAAAGATTGGAACCTGTGGCTGTTAATGTGCAATTATTCCCAGATATACCACTAATTTTTAAAGTTCTTGTTTGTAAAATATTTTCTTTTTGATATGGTCCATAAAGCAAATCAATTTGATTAAATGTCCAATCAGAATTGCTAACTCGTATTAATTTATAAAATCCTTTTAAAGGGTGAACCATCCAAATAACATCATCTTTTTGAACATAACGAATAAAATCTAAATCACTTTCAGAAAAACTATTTGCTACTTCATAAGCACTTCCGCCACTTAAAACTAATGCTTGCTGAGAATAAAATCTAAAATAACCCGCTCCTAGCTCAATAATTAAAACTTGGTCGACATTATATTTAAACCTGATAATTCTGGTTTTTTTTGTTGAATCTTTAACTTCATTAACAAATCTTGTGCCTTTTCTTCTGAATAACCAGCCTTGAGGGTGAACATCAAAATTTTCAACAATAGATCCACCATTAAAAAAAGGTTCAAAATCGACTAAGCCGTCAATAGTAGGCGATAATTCACCTGCATTAAATCGTGTTTGTATTTCATTAACACTAGCCATTTTGTCTTATATCAATCCATTCGTTAGATGTTAAAGGTGTTTCGTTTCTTATTGCTTTAAATTGTGTCATAGCTTGATACAAAGCATTTTCATATTCGGATAATAATTGTTTTTCTCGACTATCTGAGCCAGTTAAATTATAGCATATTTTTGTAGCAAGCAATAAAACAAAAGCATTTTTAAAACCTGATGTATATTCGCTAGGGTCTGTAATTCTAGCAATGTAGGTAATTTTTATATTATCGGTGTTAGTCAATATATATTTTCCTTCTATTGTGTAATCGGGTTCATTTTCAATAGATATTAACTTTAAATATTCGGGATTAGTTGGTAATGCAAATTTATAGCTCCATTCGTAAAGCGGTGTTTCGGTAAGCTTATTTAAGGCTTGCCTACGCACCGCAAAACTCCATTCGGCTTCGTTTAAAATCTGATTTAATGCAAAATTATAAGCAAGTTTCAAGTCAGTAGCTTGTTGGCTCGGGTCAGTGTCAATATCTTGAACACGACCCTTACCTAACTTTAACAATGCTAGATTACATAATTCAGTTTTTGAAGTCATAGACTAAATTTTATATTCAATTTTAAATCCAACAGTTCCGCCAGCAGTGCCGATAGTATTAGCAGTAAAAAGAATATCTAAATCACATTGAGGATCAGTAGTTAAACCAGCTAATTCCCAAAGTTCTTTAGCCGAGTTAGCAATAGTAACATCTTTTAAGCCATCTAATGCACGACTTGCAGTTGCTAAGGTTAAAGCATCAGCAAGACAATTAACATTAATTAATGCGCCACTTAATTTGTCTGGGTTATATGCTATACCAATATCAAAGTCAGTGCTTCCAGTTTGAGCAGTTGTTGCAACTGTTAATTGATGAAGCAAAGCATTTGAAGGAAGTCTAGCAACTCTCCAAGTTGAAGTTGCGGAATCGCTTGTAGCTACACTTACAATTGCAGTTGTAGCTTGAACAGGCGCTCCATTAGTTTTAGCCAATGGTAATACAGGTGGAACTAAAGCAATATTTGCTAAGTTTACTGTTTCATTTGAGTTTATTACAGCCATAAAATTATATATTTAAGATTAATGATTATTCAGTTTTTACACGAATTTTGACA